GCTAATTTTCGGAAGAAATCCAAATCATCATCTTCATCTGAAGCAGGAGTATCTGCTACTGGAGCAGATTGCGCTTCAGCGACTTTCGCGCGAGGAACGTACTCAGCGACTTCTTCATCAGTATCAGCAGCAGTTGCACCAGCAACGCCACCAGCACCTAGAACGCGGTCAAGATGAGTTTTCAATTCATCGTACGACTTGAAGTTCGACGGATCGACGATCTTCTTCAGGCTGTGCTCAGAAGCCCAGACTGATTCTAACTTAGCGTCGTCATCAAGAAGCGGAGTCTTAGGATCGAACTGCGATTGGTCGTAGTTGCGATAGCCAGCGACTTGGCGAATCTTCAGACGGAAGTTAGCACCTTCCCACAAGTCAAACGGATTGACTGCTTCGTCTCCTTCAAATTCAGGATACATGATAGCCTGAATCTTATCCCAGATCTTCTTGCCGAATTTGTACAAGAATACCTTACCCTCGTTTTCAGGATGGGCTGGATCTTTTACAACATAGACGTTTGCGATGTAGGAAAGGCGACGCTTTTGCTTGCGAGCTTGTTGGCGATTAGGATGGTCGTCATCCTTAGTTGAATTCCAGAGTTGCGAGTTGAGTTCGCTTACTGGGTCTTTGCCACCGATGGTGGTAAGAGAGTTTTCAATATACCATTTACCAGTTGGACCTTGGAAGCCATGGTCAAACATTTGTACGAAAGGTACATCTTCGCCCTGTGGGGCTGGTAGAAAGCGGATTACAGCAAATCCATTACCTGCTTTATCTACCTCTGGTTTCCAATAATTAGTGTCATCCTTGGCATAGGATTTCTTATCATTGAGTTTATCAAGTTGTTCAGTCAGTTTGCTGAATGAGTCTTGACGGCTGCGCTTTAGTTGTTCGAACGATTGTGTCATAAGTATGTTCCTTGTATTGACGGTGTATTAACGGTTTCACATGTTCATAATATAGTTGACTATTTATATGTCAAATCGACTATCAATTATCTCTTTCATCTTAGCTTTGTCGAATTCTAAGAACGGTGTGTACTTTTTGATGAGAAGTTTGGTTTCTTTCCACGTTGGGTCATACTCGCTGATGTTTTTATCCCAGTAGGGAACAAAGTTGAGTACAGTATTCATAATACAAAGAGAATCCAAGCTAAACTCCTTTAGGAGATACAACCTGAGTAGATACGGATGATTGCCACCATCCATAACTAGGTTGTCATCCAACTCATCCTTCAAATTGGACAACTCTGACTTGAAGTTGTACGAAAGTGATTCCTTCCGCTTCTTCCATGCCAGATAGGTTTCCTCGCCAGATGAATCGATAATATCACCGATCCATGCTTTAGTACCGCGAGAGGAAATGTTTGCCAACAAATACTCGAACGGCTCTGGTTTCTTGGAAAGTTTCATGAAGAAATACTTATCTCGGCGAACCTCGAATGTATCTTCCTTCAAATTCATTTTACCACCATAGCGGTGATAGTCATAACTCGGTGAAGAGAAATGAGTCTTGAGTGCTAGATAGGTGCTGTAACATTCAAACGGTGTCACTCTCATGCCCACCACACTGGCACTTGTCGTTTCTTCCAACTAGCCATGCGCTGTTTATCACCGATGTAATAGTTGCGATAGGATTTTACAGAGTCACCTTTGACTTTGTATTTGTCTGGCATCGCAGGTGTAGGTTGAGTGAATGGTTTGGTTGCAATGTTTTCTGGGATGCAGTTTACAAGCCATTTGACAAGTCCGATTTCCTCGCACTTGTGTACCTTACCATAGCGGTGAGTGTATTCCTTACACAACTCGACGAGCAGATAAGCGAGCCACTGATAGTTGGCTTTGCTCTCTCGCGCCCAGATAGCGGAAGGATGATTGATATGTGTGGCTTTGTAAAGCAAACTGTCACCAGCGAAACTGTTGTCTAGCTTCCAGCGTTTGATACGTCGTCCGCTGGAATCATCAACATACTGTTGCCCATCTAGGACACGATGCGCCGTGGAAAGCAGTTGCGAATACTCAAGAATCATCTTGACAACATGCTTGTCCACGTGCATTTCGGCACACGTTTTAGGTTCTAGGTGAAGCGCAAATATATTCATAATGATATTATACCCTAAAATGTGTTGTTAGTAAAATTATGCTTCTTTCTTTTTGCGTGATACTGGCTTCTTCGTCTTCGGAGTATGGATGGTTCCGATGATGTTATCAACGCAACCAAGAGTAAGTGCTTCCTCGGACGACATATAGAAGTCGTGACGCATGTTGTAGATTTCTTCTAATTTCTCAGGAGTAATCTTAGTTTGACGAAGAGTAATATCTTCGATGCGATCTTGTAAGCGCGATGCTTCCAAGAATTCTGTTTCTACTTCTTTCAGTGTACCGATGATACCAGTCGAAACTTGGTGGTACATGTGAGTAGAATCAGCATAGCAAGAACGAACATGACCGCTAATAGCAATCAGAAAGCCACAGCTCATAGCTGTACCAGTCACGATTGTATGAATCGGTGTGCTACATTCACGCATGATTGACAACAGACCGAAGCACTGGTAGACCATACCACCATAGCTGTCAATGTAAATGTTAATGGGACGTGGTGAATATTCAAGATTGTGAAGCGCATACAGCTTCTTGATATATTTGTCATGCTTCTCGATAGCAAGAATACTTTCGGTTAGAGCAGCGATGCTGTCTTGGTCGACCTGCTTTGTAAAGAATAGGTCACGCTTCTTCGGTTGCGGTAGACTTACTTCTTCACTCGAATCAATAACAGTTGTTTCTTCGCTCATAATATATTCCTTTAATTATAATGGTAATTTTGCAGTTCTTTCCAACAAATTCATATCTCGACATTCAGCTTCTAATTTCGATTTAATCACGTCAGACTTTTTGACCAAGTTCCCAATTGCTGTTGGTTCCATGTCATTCTCTTCGCAGAAAGAGAGGATGGCTTCGAGATAGCCCATCCCCATTTTTACTTTGCTTTCTACTGCCATAGCAAATGTATTGGCATCAAATTTCTTTTCAAGTTTATCTAGCATAGAAAATGTGCGCTCCTACTTTTGCTACGCGCTTCTTTTTGTAAGACCATTTCGGTTTTACAGATGTATTGTGGAAGTACATAACACGTTTGTTTAATGTACCGTTTTCATATCGTTCGATGATTTCTTGAACGACATCCCTAGTTTGTTTGTTGATGTGGTGCGGTTTTACTTTGCGAACATTAGTAAATTGCGCTTTTTGGTATGCTACACCACAAATTGTTTTTGGATAGTATTTACTATTCGCGCGATTGAAGACTGTCGCTCCGACGAGAATAGCACCCTGTGCTTTGTTACCTCTGGTTTCATTATAGATTACTGCCTCTAAACAGGCAATGTCACTCTTGGATAACGCTTTGATTGGTTTAGATTTGACTGGGTTAGTAATTGGAAAGTTTGGTGTTAATTCTTGAAACAGTTTGTCATTATCTAAAAGTTTTGCATCAGCACTTCGTTGATTTATTACAGTCAGACTTGCTAGTACAACAGCAAGGATAACCGATTTCTTCATAAAAGTCATCGCATTTCCTTTTTTGGTTGGACGAGAAATTATTTATAGGAAAGGGGGAGTTTGACCTCCCCCATTTCTTAACAACTATTAAGTATTAGTTGCGGGTAAACAGCGTAGAACCGCCAGCGTTGTAAGCAGCAGCAATCATGCGACGGCTTGGGGTGCCAAGACGATAGGTGGTTTTGCCATTGCTATCAGTGTTGGTGTAAACAGCATAGCCTTCCGAACGAAGTTGACGGATGACTTCAGAAGCCGAAGTGACTTTGTAGCTGTTGGTGATTTGGGCGGTCGTCAGAGTCTTGCCGTTTTTCAGGGCATTCAGGACGGTTTCTTTCTGCGAGTTAGTATTCTTACTCATTGTGTTTCCTCATTATATTAAACATAGATGTAATACTGGCTTTTACCAGTTCAATTATTATACCCTATTTGGGGTTCAAAGTAAAATAATGGTAAACCGAGCCAGTCGGGGTCGGTCACAAAATAGACCTCGGCTGCAAGCCCTTGATTTATAAGGAGTTTTTAGGGGTGGTTTTCAGTCCACTTAAACGAAAAAACCTAATAAAATCAATGACTTAGGTCAAAAAGTCGCAAACATTAGGGTAAAACAGGGGTCAGGGTCGGGTTCAGGTCAAAATACGCTTTGCAGGGTCGTTCCCATATTGTATGCTTTGCCATAATCAATCACTAATCCTTTTTCGCGTCCATGCGCGTCAATTTCCCAAGGGCGATCCCAGTAGTGCATTTCCCACTCATATCGCTTTCCTAGCCATTTACAGATTTCGTTATTTGTGCTTGGGAGTTGGCGGAGTTCGCGTTTCGCATATTGCTTGATATGCACCATTTCGTGAGCGAGAGTTCTAAGGTAGTTTACCAGAAGGATATCGTCTGGTGCGAAAATCTGAATGTGGTATTTCTTTGGTGGATCTTCTTCATCCGTCCATACACAATCAGCGAGATCGGTGACGTCATGAACATACGGATGATGCTCTATTTTTACAGAGAGAGTTTTTGATAGTTCGTCTTTGAAGAACTTCTTCGCGAAGAACTTACAGAATTGTTTAGCGTGCAACCTTTGCTCTTCTGTACCACCCTTAATAGTGATTCTCATTTCGGAACTGTTCCCTTAGATCTTTAAGCTGGTTGATGTGTTCGTCAACATAGGCATGATATACGTGGGTCTTTCCTGTTTCTTCTGTGGCAATAAAGATTAAAACATGGTCGATTTTCATACCAGTTCTTTCTTCCCACATTTTAGCATAACCAGCACCTTGGCAAAAGTAGTTGGTTATTTGTTCCTTGGACTTTTCTTTACGAGAAGTCTTCCAGTCCATTACTGCATATTTAGCCATATACTTCCCTATACAGTCAACCGTGCCAGCGACTTCTAATTCGTCTGACCATAGTCTGGCTTCTACTGCTAGGATTTCTTCCAAGCCCATGTCAATTTTCTCTTTGAGAGTATTGAACATTTGTATTGCGTCGGGCATGGCTTTTTGTGCTACATTAGCAAAGCCCTCTATATCGTCGAGGATATAGTGTTCTGCTAATGTATGCATCGATGTACCACGGCTGGATGCCATACGCGATACACGATTTGCTTCAGCTTCACCTACTCTGGCTCGCCACGCTTTAATTCCTTCGCGTCCGAGCAAACCAGTAACACCAGTCAACGAGGGATAGTTTTTCCCCGACGGTGTTTTATAGGTGCGCTTACCATCTTCATTAACCTGCATAATCTGCGGGATAACGAACTCATCAATTCTATTTTTGAACATCACTTCTTCTTTGGTCCGTAGAACCCATTTTGCATATCTTGAACAAAGCGGTTTGCTTCTTCAGTTTTCAATTGTCTTGCTTCTCTTACTGAAGCAACACCCAAGTCTTCCTTTGCTTTCTTTA